GTCAAGTCCTTGTCAAAGGCTGGTAGTGTTGATGCTTTCATTCGCGATGCTCTGATGTTGCCTGTCACCGATGAGGCACGCGACAAGGTTGTAGAGGAGTTCATAAGGATAAGGCAAAAGCATGACTACCCATTTTGGGCAGCGATGTTTGCCTACATCAAGCGCAAGGGTGGAGGAACAGACGTTCTTTTCAGATTGAACAGACCGCAGCGCAAGTTAATCAAGCGGTTAGAGAAGATGCGTAAGGCTGGCAAGCCTATTCGTCTGATACTTCTGAAAGCACGTCAGTGGGGAGGTTCAACCGCCATTCAGATATACATGGCATGGTTGCAGCTTGTGCATGAGGTTGGTCTTAACTCGCTTATCATTGCCCATCAAGGTACTGGTTCCGACGAAATCAAGGATATGTTCGACCGTATGATTAAGTCGTACCCGGTTGAAATGCTACATGAACTTGGTGATGCTTATGCGCCAAACGAGCCGAAGATGGTTGGTGTCGGCAAGTCGGGCAACATATTCAGAGTACCACAACGAAACTGCAAAATCAAAATCGGTACTGCCGAACGCCCGAACTCCTGCCGTGGTGGTGACTATAACCTTGTTCATCTTTCGGAGGTTGCTTTGTGGAAAGAGACAGACGGCAAGAAGCCGGAGGACATTGTGCGAAGTGCTTGTTCGGGTATTCTGCTACGTCCATACACTATGATTGTGTATGAGTCAACACCAAACGGCGTTGGCAACTTCTTCCATAAAGAATATTTGGCAGCGAAGAAAGGGCTATCGCAGTTTGAGGCAATGTTTGTGGCGTGGTTTGAGATAGAACAGTATGAACTGCCATTCGCCAACGAAGCAGAGAAATACGCTTTTGCCAAGAAACTATTTGAGAACAGACGTAACGACGAGGTTAAGTCAGACCGCGAGGAACCAGGTACATACCTTTGGCGGTTGTGGGAGAAAGGTGCAACGCTTGAAGCCATCCACTGGTACGTCAGTGAGCGCAGCAAGTACACCAATCATGGTGACATGGCATCGGAGTACCCATCTGACGACATCGAGGCATTTACCTATTCGGGACGCAAGGTTTTCAGCAGTGAGGACGTGGAGCAATTCAGACCGGCTTGTCGTGTTCCTCGCTGGATAGGCGAGATATACGGAAGTGCTGACGAGGGCGAGAAAGCGATTGAGGGTTTGCGTTTCAAGAAAGAGGCAGACGGACGGCTGTTTATGTGGCATGATGTTGAGAGAAGCGACGACGAAGAAGTAACAGACAGATATTTGGTTATTGTCGATGTATGCAAGGGACACACCAAGAATGCCGACTTTGCAGACATACTTGTGATAGACCGTCTTTCGATGATGGACGGTGAGCCTCCCGAAGTAGCCGCAGAATGGCACGGACACATCGACATGGATAAACTGGCATGGAAAGCCACTCAGGTAGCCGCCTATTATAACAATGCCCTGCTGGTGATAGAGAGCAACACCCTTGAAACCAACAACACCAAGGGCGAGGCAGAATATATCTTGACACTCATACATGAGGTTTACGGCAGACAACTCTACGCACGCAAGCAGAGTGCGGAAGACATCAGACAAGGACTGCCCAAGAAGTATGGCTACCATACTAACCCATTGACAAAGAAAGTTGTGATTTATAACCTCAAAGTGGTTATCAGAGAGCGTTTGTATATCGAGAGGGAAGAAGCCTGTCTTGACGAATACCTAACCTACGTTGAGACAGAGAACAACGTGTTTGAGGCAATGGAGGGCTATCACGACGACCGTCTAATGACACGCGCCATTGGTATGCAGGTATGTTATCATGAAATGGAGTTACCTCGTATAGTAAAGAAAATCAACAATATCAATGCTGGTCTTGTTCAAGTTCCTGTGTCGGCAGCGACAATAGGTTAGCACTGCTATAACGTCGTTCCTGTTTCTCATAGAACCCTTTCTTTATCTTGTAAATTGTTTCCATAGCACTGCGAGGTGTCATGTAGAACTTTGGTGCCGGTGAGTTGACGGCTTTCAGCACCAGTTCAAACATTGATGCTTTTGGAAATTGTTTTTGCAGAGCCAGCACGCGGTTGTATATCTCTTGGAACATTTCTCGTTTTGTAGTTCGCATGGCATCGAGTACAGGTTTGCCCTTGATGAGCGCAGCCACCACTACCATTGCTCTCTCCTCAGAGACCCAAAAGCGAGAGCAAGGCATGTTCACCACTTCTTCCGATATTTCCGTGATGTCTATGAACGTCCGTTTGTTGATTGCTTCACGGAACGCTCTCATCAGTTCGTCATTTCGTTCATCTGTGAACTCAAGGATGCAACCATGATACTTCATAATCTTCGATTATAGTATTCCTCCTTGCAAGGCATAGCCAAAGTAAACTTTGCTCTGCTCTTGCTTCGTTCGTCATTTCATCTTAACCCATTAGCGTACAGTTTTTAGTTTATAAAGCACTGATATAGCGGTACAAAGGTGCAAATAAATTCCGAGATACTGACACAAAAGATAACAAAAAACAGCGAGACTATGTTTGTAAATTTGCCGAAGAAGAAACAGGTAAAACCATATAAAAAATAACATCATGGCTGAAAATCAGACCCCGACCGCACCTGCCAAGAGTAAAAGAGAACTCTTCGGCGAGCGATTAAAAAAGAAATATCCCGACCGCGACTATGCGGACGATGAGGCATTGTTCGGTCAAATCAACGATGATTACGACCAGTACGACAACGAACTTGGTCAGTACAAAGAGCGTGAGAGCCGTCTGACCGACCTCCTGTCGAAAGACAACCGTGCAGCCCAGTTCATTGCAGACATGGCAAAGGGTAATGACCCTTGGCTTGCCGTGATAGAGCGTCTTGGCATCGACGGCATTACCGACCTTTTGAACGACCCCAGCAAGCAGGAAGCGTATGCAGAAGCCAACAAGAAATATGTTGAACGTCTTGCCAAGGAAAGGTCGTTGGAGGAGGAGTATGAGAAGAACATGAAAGAAGTCACCCTCCCGATGCTGGAGCGAATTAAGCAAGAGCGTGGCATAAGCGACGATATGATTGATGCTGCTTGGGACTATCTTCATCATGTTGCCGATGCTGCTATCCGTGGCACGTTCACGGAGGAAGACATTGACATGGCACTGAAAGCCGTGAACCACGATGCAGACGTACAGAACGCACGCACCGAGGGAACGGTGGCAGGTAGAAACGCCAAGATTGACGAGAAGTTGCGCAAGACTACTACAGGTGACGGTACTCCTAACCTTGCAGGAAGCAACAACGCTCCTACTCGACAAGGCAAAAAAACGCTGAATATTTTTGACTATGCAGATGCAGCAAAATAGTGTAGCATGAGTATTAGTGTTGAATTTCCTCAGCCAAAAGAGGTTGTCCCATCCAAAGGGACTGCAGGATTAAGAACGCATCTTGGCGGCTGTTGTACTACTGTCAGCATTATAAAAGAAGCGGGTAAGTCAACAGGAAATAAGAGCCTTGTCAAAAAAGATATTGGTTGAAAGAATTTATTATTAACAACTTAAAAATTTGAAAAAATGGAAGAAGTAACGACCACTCAGACACAGAATGCTGGCAGTGCAAACACTCCAGAGACTGTGAACCCAACGATGGGTGCAGGTTCCGCAGGCCTTCAGACCCAATTAGGCGGCGCACCTACTACCGTGTCCGGCGTTCAGAACGCATCGGGAGGCATGGGCGAACTTGTCTTACCCGAAGTTGACAGGCGAATATTTTTGTTTGAACGCGATAAGAACGCGCTGATGCAGTTAATGCTGATGGCTAAACGCGTTAATGTGAATAGCATGGAGGTTAAGCACTATGCTATTGACCAAGGTACACCACTTGTTACAGTGGCAGGTGTCAATGGAAACATTATCACGCTGGTTAATGCTGATAAAGGTAAGGTTCGTGCGTATGACACTCTTATGGTAAAGGGTGTAAAGGGCTACGATTATGTCGTTGGTACTGGAAACGTGAAAACACGCCGCCCTCTCCAACTTTTTGTTAAGAGCGTCAACAACGACGACACCATCACCTGTGTAGCCACTAACGGTGTGAAGCAAGCTGTTACAGACCAGTACGGAAGTCTCCCCACCAGTTCAAGCCCTGCTTCGAACAACACCAATGTAATTGTAGCCGGAACGAAGTTGGTGCGCATGGCCAATGCGCTTTATGAAACACAGAAATGGGTTGACCCCAACACAATCATTCCTGTTCCCGACGACCTTTACCTGCAGAAGCGTGGTATGACCAATATCGTTTCCAAGTATCTTGCCACTCAAAACATGGAGATACCCTACGATGAGGCTGTCAAGGCTGAGGCTCAACTGCGCGAGTTCAAGGCTGCAGGTAACCGCACCCTGCTTATCTCCCAGCAGAATAAGATGCTTGTTCGTTCGAGCATGGGCGACGACCAGTGGGACTACACCACCAATGGTGCTCGTTGGCAGGTGAAGCGTGAGCTCAAGCATCGTGGCAAGTGGACTGCCGAAGACATCTTTGCACTGGTTAAGATGTATTATGGTGGAGCCGACAAGCCTAAGAGTGGTCTGTGGCTCGTTGGCGAGAACCTTGGCTTATCCTTACAGTTGATTGACTGGAGCGGTCACCCCGAGGTTACCATGGAGCCTTACAAGAATGAAACACTTGGTTGGGTTGTAACTCGTCTGCATACACTGTTTGGTGACCTACAAATTAAGATTGAGGAAACCCTGAACGACTGCGGTTATCAGAATAGTGGTATCATCATTGGCGAAGACCGCCTTGTGCATTATGTTCGTAGTGGTGAGTCCAATTACACTGAGGAAGTGCTCGGTGAGGAGGCTACACGCAATGGCGTTCTTGTGAGCGATGCTCTCGGCTTGAAGGGTAACTGCCACGTGTGGGTAGATGGTGATGACGACGATGACGACACCGCTCCAAACGCTGATGAGTTCCGTCTTTGGGGTAGTAAAACCGCTCCAACCAGCGCAGACCTCGTTGACGGCATTATCTACGTCTTTGCTAACGCTTTGACGCTGGAAGTAAAAGACGGTAACACTGTTGTACAGACTGTAACCGTTGATGCAGGTGAAGCCTACAAGTATTCAGCCACCGACAACAGCAACAAGGGAGGCTGGAAGAAGTTCTATGGTGCAATCTCCGCAGAGTAAGAGCATCGGATAAAGACGTTAACCGTAGGGACGGACGCGACATCATGCCGTCCGTCCCTTTTTTCTTTTCAAACAATTAAATAAAAATAATATGAAAGTAAAGACTTACGGAGTTCCCGGTCTGACAGAATGGCACGGGAAATTAAAAGCAGGGAGCATAGAAGTTTCTGCGTCGTTCGTTGGTGGAACAGCCTCTCCCAGTGGAGCACAACCTGCTTACTTTATGACAAAAGACCCTATCGTCCAGTTCATCATTGAGCACTCAAAGGAGTACAAGAGTGGTTTCATTATTTTGGTTATGTCACAAGATGTAGCCGGTGAACATCCACGAATGGCAGTTCCCAAGCCAGCACCAGTTCCCGAAATCCCTGCCCCTATTGTGAAAGAACCAGTAACACCCACTACAGCAGAGGAACCCCCTGCTGAGGCAGAGCAGCCGACTGACGAGACACAGGACGAGACATTGCAGGGTGATGGTGAGGATACCGACGGCAAGGTAAAGGTAGCCGACAAGTCAGATGCCATTGAGTATCTGAAAGAGAAGTTTCCTGAGAAAGGTTATACGGCTGTAAAACTCCGCACGAAGACCGCTTTTGAAGCTGCTTGCAAGGAGTGCGGAGTGGAATTTGTGTTCACCGCCTAATCCTGTCGTGCTATGATTTATCAACTCGACAAGATAATGCAGGACGTTCGCATCTGTCTCGACCAAAACATGACGAGTGATGCGCTCTTGGAGAGTGGCGACATTGATACCCTTGCGCTTGACGACATTATACGGTCGAAGATACTTGAAGCCGTGCAGCGTGTCCACATGGATGCTCCCAACTATTTGTTAGAGGGAGGACACAACTTTGGTGACGCGGTGTATTGGCGCGAGTTGGAAAGCGGTTGGGTGTTGTTGCCGCCGGACTTCATGCGCCTTGTCGTGTTTGAAATGGACGATTGGGAGCAAGCCGTGTATCAAGCCATCAGCACCGACGA